CGCATACATAGTGGTTAGCCCCGGTGTTGGAGCATCACCAATAACATCGCAAGCGATGGTACCGACATTTACTAGATCGTCCTGACCCTGAGTCTCAAAGTCAAAGCCCTCAGTGAAGAAAACTTCAGTAGAGGGTTCAATGGGCATTTGAAACTCAAGATCGACACCTCCCCTAACATACACAGAGCACACAACTGAAGGTCCGACAGTTTCGGGACCCTCAAGTGGGGTGATGGCATGTACAAACATTGTCCCTGCGGAAACGTGTGTGGGAAGGTAGTTGAGGGGGATCATAAAAGGAAAAGAAAGGCAAAACTCGTTCCCCTCTGCCAAATCTATCACCTGCCGGTGGAGGTAGGCAGAATCAAGGGTTGAAAGAGTGGGCGGAGCATTACCAGGGACGATGGAAATTTGGAGTTTGCCACGATGAAAAGATGTCTTTGCCATCTTAATCATCACCTCAATGGATCCGCGGTACATATGAAACATACCTGCGAGCCAACTGATGGGTGTGTGATAAACTTGCGTAGGACCTGTAGTAACCCTAAAGTTAAAGGGTGCCAGCGGCAGAGTATATATGCTGCTGAATAGGTCCTGCGTCTTGGTATAATTGAACGTACCAAGATATCCAAATTGCCTTTTCAGATAAGCTAACGACATCTCATCCATACCTGCCGGACTATAATAATCCGTCAGACGTAGCTTGGCCTCAGAAGTAAGAGCCAAAGAATGTGATGCGTCAACACCATCAGAATTGGCAGTCGTCCCATGTAAATTGCTATACATCCTAACGATAGCGCCTGGAGCGGCAGGTTTAGAAAAACCAAGTGCCGAAGACACGCCCGCGGCAGTGGCCAGGGCCCAAGAAGTGGCACCGGCAACAGCCGAAATGGAAGGTATAGCAGAAAGAGAAGAAAACGCAGATGCAGCTTTCGAGAAGAAAGAGGAAATAGGGCGCACTTCAACATCCGATGGGGTTACGCGGGATTGAGACGACTTAGAGGCGGACAGAGTCTCTGGACCCTGCGTCTCAAAACCCTGCGTTTGGATAGGCTGGGAAGTCTGCGAGAACAACTCGACATCTTCATGCCACATCCACAAACGCATCCCAACAGACTGGGCGCCATCGGCACCCACAGAAAGCGGGGATGCGAC